CTGTATGCTACAATTCTGTGGTTGTCTCCTTTAATGCGGTAGGTTTTGAATTTTGGTGAATCTACTCGGTGATGTTCGGGAACTAAATTATGGGGAAGCTTGCTTTGTAGCTTTGCTTCGGTCATAATAGAGCCAACGAGTTCTTTTGGAGAGATGGTCGGCTTTTGCTGACCATCTCTTGTTTCTATCTTAATTCTTCTCATACAGCTAATTTTTTTGTTCTTAATCTGAAGTATAACTTTTCGCTTTCAGTAAGGAAAGGAATATTCTGCAAGGTGGTGTTGTTTTTCACCTTGCTTTGCGTTGCAAAGGTAATCATTTTTGCGAGAAAATGAATCCAAGCAGACATCTTTGTGAAGTTCGTTGAACCTCCGTGCTGGCGGAACTCAACCGTGCGGTGGCGTGCGTAGGCTTCAAGGTTTATCTTGTGGTAGCGGTTGTTAGCGAAAGCAGCTCTGAGGTCGCTAATGTTAGAAGCTCGGTTGATTGCTATCTCTGAAATGGTGGCAATGGTCCTACAGTAGCGGTTGTTTCGTCTGCTCTGTGGCATAAAGTGGTCGATTACATTCTCAAGGCGTTTGTAAGTTATTATAAGGTTCTTCCAAGTCTGAAGGTCGAACTCCGCAGCGTCCATGTGAACGTGAAGTCCGCAGGAGTCGTTAACCTTAGCGTTGCAGAGGTCGAGGACCCAGCAGACCTTTTCAAGTTCCTCAATTCCTTGCTCTCCGTGGAGGATTGGGCTAACGAGTTCGAAGGTGTTGTTGCCTGAAAGGCTGCTGTCGGTAACCAACTTCCAATGGTCGTTGTGGTCGTTGTGGTTGTAACGCTCAACGTTAACTCTGATGCCTGCTGCGGTAAGTTCTCTTGCGAGGCGTTCACGTGTGCAGTTGTAAGCTTCAATCTCGATACCGAAGTTGCGGTTGAAAGTGTAGTCGAGTTGTGGAAGGACTGTTGTCGCTGCTTGTGCTGCGTTCTGTGTGATTCCCTGCATCATGCGCTTGTAAACGTTCTGCACAAATCCGTAGTTTCCGTTTGCTACAAGGTCTGCAATCTGTCTGCGTGTAAGTCCAAGGCTAAGGAGCTTCTGAATCTTTGAAGTCTTTGTTCCGTTCTCGTTGAGAATGTTCTGAATTTGCTCGTTCATAATCTTTTTTTTTTGAATGTTCTTTGTTTCTAATTGTACTGCTAAGGTAACACTATAATAAGGAGCACGCAAGTACTATCGCCTTTATAATCAGTGATTTAGAAGTAATTATCTAATGATAAAAAACGATACAAAAAGGGCTAACGCATCACTGCGTTAGCCCGTCATCCTAAACAATCTTCAATCTGAAAAAACTATTAACTATCAAACTATAATTCTACCAACTTATTAACGATACAAAGGTAAGGATTTAAGGCTGTTTCGCAAAGGACCGACTTAAAAGGTGCGTTCCAAGCGTGTCAGGCGCAACACAATTGAGCATTAAGGTCCAACCAACCGAGGAGAGTTCTGTAGCGACAAAAGGAATCATCTCCGCCTTGTCGAGTTCGCCTCGAGATATCCAATCGAGTTCGCCTTCTTCGGCATCTGCAATCATCCAAGCGTGAATCTTAGAGAGTAGGCGAAGTGCAGAATCGGAGGCAAGCATATATTCAGCAGCGTCAGCACGGTTCGTCATCTTGCTTGCCACGGTGATAGCGATACGCTGGGTTACTTGGTAAGAGTTGCGTCCATCCGCTGACATATTTAGTTCGCCATAATCAACGAACAGGAAAGACCCCACTAACTTATCGATGCGCTGCTTCAATTCTTCGAACGACTGACCATAGACATAGTTGGCTATCTCAGGGAGTCGCGACACATTGGAAAGTTTATCAAGAGACTCCGCAAGGTCATTATAACCAGGGAAGTCACTCGCACCATTGGTAAGTATAGCACGAACACCCTCTTTTGACGGATATTGTGCGAAATAGAGAAACTGATCTTTAATCATAATATCTTATCGATTACAGAGATAGGAAGCCCCACCTCCTCACTGATTTTTAATTTATCCCATCCAAAACCCTTCATATCCTTAACCGCATCGATAGTCTTCTTGCGCAGCACCTTCAGATAAGTAAGTACGTTCATCTGCTCTATCTGTTTTGCGTTGCCAAGCCCCTCCTTGGAGAGGTCGTAGAGCGCATCAGAAGCATCGGTGGTGATAGGCTGCTTGGGTTTATGAGCAAACTTAGACAGCAGAGAGAATGAAGTTTTACTAAACAGATAGTTGTTAAATGCTTGAAAATTAAACGATATAGCCGTAAGCGTTTCGAGTGGAAGTTTAGCGAAGTCGTTAGCCAATCCGTGTGCACGCTCAGAATTGTACTCCTTCTCTGGATAATAGAGAATGGCAGCGAGCAAAGGCAACGACTCCTCACCTCGCTCGATAAGCCCCTGCGCCTCGACATACTGAAGGGCTGTAAGCGAGCAGGTTAGCGTACCGAAGCTCGTCTCAATTCGATAACCAGGATAAGAACGCTCGCCAATCTGAACAGAAGGAATAAGTTGCGCACAGAAACAGAGGTCGATTACGTATTGATAGTCGAGTCTGCGCAGCACACGTGCAAGCGGAATATTCAAGCGATAAGGGTCAATACGACGGCATAACTCGTAAGTATCCTCGTCGACACCATCCAAGACACTATTGTTATCAGGATAGTTAATTTGAAACATAAACGTAAGTTGTTCAGAGATTGCGACGAGGTTAGCAATCTGTTCCTCTGAATGGAACTTGCGCTTGTTCCAGCCCATGATATCGCATAACCAGTTAATCCGAACCTCTCCAGCTGACAACTCGCCTGCTGCCATACGAAGGAAGTCGCCTACAAGGCGGATGAACTGGCTGTCATTCATTGCATCCCAACGGTTAGGAATGCGATGTATGTCGCCTTTATATACAAGTTCGATATCCTTCATCATGGCAACATTATAATATTATCATCAGGGTGATTGTACGCTGAATTAGAGCAGAAATCAGAAACAGCCTCAGAAGAGAGCAGTGTATCAGCATTCGAGAGGAGTTCTTCCGCCTCACGATCGAGGCGGTCGGCAAGTGCGAAGATAGCACTGGATTCATCCTTGCCAGAGCGTGCAGCGTGACTATCATCGAAGAGGTTTCGAATCGTCGAAGGAAACTCGAGGATATCAAACCTACGGAGCGACTTTGCAATAGTCTTCTTCACCAGGGCAAGCAATAAGATAGGACGAATGCGCTCTCTATTGTCATCTGTAAGTTTCTCGAAGTAAATCGACATAACTTCATCGAGCGTTTCCTTCTGCAATGGTATAGTTCTGAAGAAGTAAAGATAAGATGCATCGATAGGATAGATTGAATCCATCTGATCCATTGTCTTTATCTCGCAACGCTCCAAGATCGGGAAGTAAGGTGTCTTACGCCACAGTTCTGCAATCTCACCTTCAGTAGGTTCAGATAATAGTTGTACAAGCGTGTCGATTGAATTGCAGTAGTTTTCCATATAAGAACGCTTCATCGCCTCCAGCTCATACTTATACACATTGACTTCGCCCTTCCTTCGATTCACTCTATCAAAGATGATTTGATTTGCCATGGTCATGTTCGCCATAGCAGCACGCAATGCTTCCATAAGAGAAGAGTTTTCTTCCTCCTTTAAAAGCTCATCGAATACAGCACGACTGATTACGGTTTCGATGCGCTTACGAGCGGTAAGACCAGACGAACGCAAATCATTCAGGTCCATATTAGTTTCCACTCCAGGCGCATAAAGACTGAATGTGGAGAAGTTCTTGAAAATGTCTACGAGTATATTCATGACTGCTGCTGATTTAGTCTGTCTTTCGGTGCAATTTCTTCCTGTCGCTGAGGAACCTCACGATAGAAGCCTATGCGATAGCCTTGCTTATAGAGGTCTGGGAAATTCAATCTGAGAGCAAGATTAAACGGCTCTGCGCATATCTCGTCCTCTGGTGTGAGCGACATTATATAGATAAGGTAGTTATAGTAAGCGTCAGAACCCGACTTGCTGATAACACCATCCTTACTAACCGCTGTGATAGATGCATCCAAACCAACGCTTGATAGTAAGGCTTCTTCTGCTCGCTTATCGTAAGAGATTAAAGATTCGATATATTCCTTATACTTAAGGTCGATTGTCTCGATTCTCCACTGCTGCTCGTTACCAGAGCTATCCATAAATGAAATAGAAGAGTAGGCTTTGCCTTGGTTATCTGCACCGCTTAGATAGTCGCCTATCTTGCGCAGCTCCAATCGCATATACTCTACAAGCAACGATTCACGATATTCAGTACCGATACTGATACCGTTATACTTCACCAAGTCCTGTTTCTTAGATGAGCGAATCTTATTCTCCTCGCATAGCTTAACTAACTGATTGCGCTTACTTGACACCCACGCATTCGGAATGATGATGTGTATCTTCGCTGCAAGGGAATTACGCAAGAAGGAGTTAATGTAGGAGGCGGTCTTGTTACTACCTTGAATATATGGACGTGCGCCCTAATGGGTTTCGTTCACACCGTAGAACTCGTCGACTGATTTCTCTCTGTGGTGTGACACAGCAGCGAATAGATAGTTGTCAACTTCTGACAATGCGAACTTAGGGTATATCTTGTAATTGCCTAATCCGTATGTCCACCGTCCTACAGCTATGTTATTGAAGTCGCCATAATTAATCTGATCGTAGGCTACATCCTTACGAGTGGTAGCAAGACGGCAGTGCTTATTCTCCAAGGGTTCTAATCCAGCTACTGGCAACATACCAATACGCTTACCACGTGAGAACCTCCACTTAACGAAGTAATCACCGAACCAGTAGTAGTTCTTGATACAGGTCTTAGCGAACTCCTGTGCAGATGTTTCCATACCACGATCTTGCCAAGAGTTCATCCACTCATCCCACGCAGGTAGTGCGGTGTACTCACGTCGCAGCTTACCACCTTCTACTGTCTGCATATAGGCGCATGGTCCATTACCATAGAGCATCTTAATCTCCTTGCTATACAAGCGAGGCAGCAGGCGGTTCTGCTTTATCTCCATCGTTACCTCTTCACACAGTGCGTTGTTCATACCACGCATACACACTTGGTATCCATTCACACTCATCCACTGGTGTTCATGTAGGCAAGTCTGTCTACCCTGTGGTACGAGTAGCCCTGGGCTTGTCGACAACTCTCTTCCTTCTCCAATCTGAAAGGAGAAGGTATTGCCGTCCATGACGTAGAGTCCAGCGTTGCCGTGCAGTTCAATACTATCTGTCATAACCAATTTATCTTATGTAGTTTATATCCGTCTTGTGGGAACCCCATGTATCTGATGAGTATGCGATAGCACATCTTAGGGTTTCCCTCTTGGTCCTCGAAGAGAAAGTAGTTCTCGGAATCGACTTTGAAGCACTCGTCTGGTAGTTGTGTGCGGTACTTGCAATGTTCCTTGACTACCATTTGCTCGCCTGCCATACCCTGTGAGCGAGCGTAAGGAAAGAAGCAGATAGTGAAGTCACCTTGTGGTACTCTACTTATCTCCCTTGCCCATTGCATTGCATCAATGCCGTTCAATTCAATTGTCTTCTCCATTACTTGCGAAATTACTGAAAATCGCTGTGGGAACAAAGGACGATTTTATCCCCTCCCTGTCATATTTCCCAACTTTTGTAACGTTGCACCTCTTTTCCTCAACTCAGCGGTGCGTGGTGATTTCGGTCGTTTGTTTATTTTTGATTTTGATTTTCAAAACGTAACCCACTGAAACACAACAAAGTAAGTTTTTGACCGATGTAAATAACCCCCGTTATTGTCGATTTTCAGACACTTTTTATGTTACGTTCGCTACAATATTAGCCGTTAAATAGTAAGGTTTTCGGGCAAATCATCGGGATAACTGCTTAATTCCTTTTTAATAAGGTCAGAATAAAGACCGTATAAAAGGTAAATCATCGCACTTGGTAGCTGCGTTGTTAGTCCTGGTCTTCGCTTGAGTTCTTCCTTTTTCTCTGAAGCTTTGTCGAGTTCTATTCTACCGTTGGTTTTCTTCAACGGACTAATCAAAATTGCACTGCAAAGATTAGGGCATTCGTTTTCATCAATTCGCACCTTCGGAAGCAAAGGAAGTTTCTCACCAAAGAGCAACTGGCAAAGGCGGAACTGCTGCCAGTGGTAAATGGTCGGTGCACCGTCGTTGTAAAGGATAACTGAAAATCCGTAACTCTCTAAGGCTGCCTTCATCGTCAGTGAGTCAGTAGTTATCTGCTCTAATTCCTCACGTGTCTTGTTACCTGCACGGTCGGGATAAAGGTGTATCACCTTATTCACTGCATCCGTACCAAAGAAAGAATACACCTGCTGCGCAAGGTTCTGCTGGTCGTCGGGTATGTAAGCCCAAAATTCCTTGATGATGTCAAAGCGACTACCATAGTCTTTTTTCTGTCCGACGATGAGCGATTGAAAGTTACCAGGGTCGTAACCAATATAGAGCGGTTCACGCTTATCGTAGTGGCGAAGATAGCGAGCGGTGAGTGTGAAGTGGTCTTTGAGGTTCAACTTCAGTATCTGGTCATAGATATAGCTATCTTTGAACTGGTGTCGCTCGTGGTCGTAGGTCGTAAAGAACTTGTTAGTCACCTCTTTGTGACGAATAGCACAAATAGCCGTCAAGAACTCATCCATGTCGAGCGTATCGAGCTGTGTCTTGAAGAACTTAGGACCCAAGATGTCCTTATTGCAGAATGATGAAGCACGGATATAGTAGATAGCGTTTCTTCGCATATCCGCCAAGCGTGGTTTCCAGCGTGCAACAAAAGCGTTAAGACGTTCATTTTCCAGTCTTATCTTCTCCATTGTGACAGGGTTCTTCGTATTGCGCAAATCCTGCTGAAGCATAAACTGTTTATAAAGCGACTGATTGATAGCAAGTGAAACACTGGCTATCTCCTCGATGAGCTGTCGGTCCATCTTGTTTTCGTACTCCTCGAACCAATCGTCTTCACCAAGGTCGACACGTGCCGTATCACTCACACCTGTCACACCTTCATAGTAGGCAGAGCGACGAATGTCAGCAGGACCACCACGGAGGGAAGGGAAGAGTCGTGACTTGAGTTTCTCACCGCTATTGTGCTTCATCTCCTCGACGAAAGCGTGGACAGCATTACGACCAGCGACACTTTCAGGCTGATCAGAAGATACTAACTGAAGGTGCGCACCATTGCGGAAGATGACCGAGTGCTTAGCGTAGGCAATAGGGTAGCGTGGTCGACGGAAGTGAGAAGGTAGCTTTGCTTCACCGACCACATAGTCGATACCATACTCTAACATTGCTCGCTGCTTACCATTCACGATGACAGGACGAGAGAACGATGCCTGAATGTTAGGCCAGACGTTCGTCATCAGCGCAACGTAAGTCTTATGCACAAGGAACGAGAGTTCACCAGGCATATCATTTGTTACACGGATAAGACGTGGAACGATAACGCCCTCCGTCTTACCCGTCGCACGAGCCCACTCTGCATAGAGCATATTCGGGTCGATAATATTCGCCAACAGCTGCACACGATTCATATAGTAATGCTCGAAGTCAACTGTAGGCTGTTCGTTATTTATAATTTCATCAGTCATTTTGAATTTCCTCCACTATTTCAGCATCTTGAATATCAGCATCACGCAGCAGTCGCTTCTTCTCCTTGTTCTCAACAGGAAGAGAGTCGATAAGCTTAATATAAAAACCTTCGTTGTGCTTAGCAGCGATTTCTTTAAGATTCTTCTTCGAAAATCCAAGTTCTTCTGCTGTGAGCTCAGGAGAAATCAAGAAAAGAACACCTAAATCCCTATCTGCTTCTGCTATCTCCGAAGACCGACGACGACACTCAAGAGCAGCATCATAACACGACTTCATACCTTTATAGTCGCGATTAAGTGCGCAGAGTTTAGCAAGGTCTTCATATTTGTTTGCAAAATTACTCTCCCAAACCTTTATAGGAACATTGCAGTCAACCTGAAAGTAGTTGATTGCCTGATAGATTCTCGCCATACAAGTGCGCTCTTCTATCTTTATCCGTTGCTCAGCGTTAATACGAAGCTTCAGTTTCTTAGCTGCTCTCGTAATATTACGCTCGTGTTCGAAGATTTCAGCAGACCATTGCAGCTGCTGCAAGAACAACTTAACATCTTGAGGTATGCCTTCACAATCTCCATTCGTCAAGAATGCAGATATTAGGTCAGGGTGGATGGTGTCTAACTTCTCAATTTCGCTTTTCATATTCCAAAGAGTTTCATTCGTAGGTCTTTTTCTGCACGCTCATTCTTACGTTCCTCGAGTAAAGTAATAGAGTCGTTATCACCTTTCTCAGCCTTCTTAGCAAGTTCAGCGTCTATGTTATACTCTCCAAGTGCGAGACCTTGCTGGTAAGCTTCAAAATAAATATCACCAGGAAGCGTTATGCGATATAGCAATGCTTCTCGCTTAGCTTTCCTTAAAGCAAGTAGCTGACAAATACGTTCGGGGGTATAGTTTAACGCCCCGAACGTTCTGACTTGATTTACATATTCATCTGATAGAATCTCTTTTACAACTAATTCTGACATAGAATTATTTTTTTAGTATCGTCTTCCGATAAGACTACGCCATCTCTCTCTAACAGAATAGGCTGTTGTGGAAACATAGACATAAATCTTCGTACAGTTGCCGACACATATTTAGGATCTATTTCCATTCCATACCCAATGCGGTCTGTCTGTTGACATGCCATAATGGTTGAACCAGACCCTGAGAACACATCAACAACTACATCACCATTCTTCGTGCTATTAGTTATTGGATACGCCATCAGCGCAATAGGTTTCATAGTCGGATGGATTCTGTTAGCCTTTGGTTTATCGAAATTCCAAATGGTAGTCTGCTTTCTGTCGGAGTTCCAAAAGTGAGCTGCCCCTGGTTTCCAACCATAAAGGCAAGGCTCGTGCTGCCACTGATAGTCTTGTCGACCCATTACAAGAGAATCCTTAACCCAAATGCAGCACTGTGCTATTTTGAATCCTGCTTCTCGAATAGCTCTGCGGAAATTCTCGCCTTCTGAGTCTGCATGGAAAACATAAAAAGAACCACCAGGCTTAACAATGGAAAACATAACATTAAACACAGACTGCAAGAAGCGAAGAAAGAGGTCATTCTCCATAGAGTCATTCTGTATGGTAAGTTTGCTATCTCCTCCACCTTCGTAATTAACATTATAAGGAGGATCAGTGAGAATCATATCAGCAACACGTCCATTCATTAGTGCTACGATATCGCTTTTAGACCGACAATCTCCGCACATCAATCTGTTATTCCCAAGCCTGAAAATATCTCCAGGACGAGCAAACACTTCATTATCCTCTTGTGGAATTGTGTCAACAACATCTTCTTGAATATCAACAGTGTCACTTTCTGAGGCAAATAGTTTATCTGTACCGATTGAGAAGTCATTTTGTTTCACCTCATAGCCAAGATTGAACTTAGCAAGGTCATCGCCACTGATGTTATACTTAGTGAATAGGAGTGTGTCTGGATTCTTTTGAGCGAACTCTGAATTATAAGCTGCAATTTCTTCGACAGCTTCCTTCTTATTAGATGCTTGGATTTCCTCGTAAGGAATCTCTGGGATTTTGAATCCATAGGAGCGAAGTCCAAGAAGAGCCTTGCGCCTCTGGTGTGCATCTATAATCCAAAGTTTACCTTCAGAATCTTTCCACACTTTGAATGAATACTTGAAGCCACGAGTAATGATGAGCATCTGTAGCTTCGATAATTTGTCTGCATCAGGCTTTTTGAAATCTTCCTGAAGTTCGATAAAAGAGTCCAGCGGGGCAGTAGGCAAACCGCCCAAATTAAAAACTTTTATGCTATTTTCCATTGTAATTATTTATTTTGTTGTTCAAGAACCATTTTGAAAAGTCGCTCTTTCTCTTGGTACTTTTCGAGATTCCGCTTATCAGCCTCTCTTTTCTCTTTACGATCCTTGCGTTTAACGAATGACTTATAACGCTTGATGTTGTCGAGAACGTTCTTGTGCTGGCGGAGGAACTCGGCAGGATCAGTGCGGAGCAACTTTATGAGCTGGGCTATCTCTGAGCGTCCGAAGAGTATCGGGTGCTTGCAGAGGAACTTACCAGTGTCGTTGAATGATTGCAGCTCGGCAAATGCTTGAAGATTGCGGATGCGCAGTTCTGCCATTTCTGCTACGGCTTGTGCGGTGGGCTTTGTCTCCAGCAATTCGTCGAGCTGCTTCATCTTACGCCAAGTGTTGATGCGGTCGTTATAGATAACAGTTGCCATCTGCACGTCCGCATCAGTAAGGTTTTCCCAGTCTATTTTCGGGTACTCTTCTTCTTTTTTTTTGGAGTTGCTTTCGCCTTCTCCTTCTTAGAAGAATCGTCGTTCTTATCCTCTGAAGGGGCAGTAGGTTCCTCTGATGGTAGCTCTGTAGGTTTGTTATCTTCAGAACCTTCTTCAGATGAATCATCGCCACCCTCTTCTTCCGATGGGTTCTCGTCGCCTTCGCCTTCGCCACCGTCAGGGCTTTCATCTCCATTAGCGTTAGGTATCTCAGGATTCTCGTTGCCATCTTCAGAAGAGTTATTGGCGTTGTTGTTATCATTATCCTCGTCGGCTGTTTGATTAGCATACTCACGTCGATTACGTACGATTTCGTCGTGCTCACAATGGTCAAGAAGAAGGAAGAGTATCTCCTCGTGATTTTTCTCTGGCGAGAGGTCGAAGCGTGTGAAATCGGTAAGGTGAGGTGCCTTCTCGTGCAGCAGGGCAAGGTCGGCTTCCACAACTGTGGGGCTTACCAACTTGTGGAAGTGCGTTAATTTCTCTTTTGCGCTGTACATATCTTAATATAAAATGGTGAATAATTCCCCTCCCGTATCAGGGAGGGGTGAGAGGTTAGGCTTCAGTTCTTGAGACCTCGACAAGTGTTGTGGTGTCAAGAACACGGAAGGTGATAGATGCACCTGTCTTCGCTGTCCAGGTAGCACCCTCTTCGAGTACGAAGGTAGAACCGTCAGCAATGGTGGCTGCCTTATCGGTACCAGCACCAACAAGTGTGATGTATCTACCTTTATCGTTCTTGCTGAGTCCGCTAACCGTAGCGATAGCAGCAGCTGCTGACGTTCCATTTGGAATCGTGTAAGTGTTGCTGCCTGCTGTGATAGCTACATCTGTAGCATCCGCATTGATAGCGGTAGCAGCGGTAACAGCTGGGTTACCAGTGTAAATCAGTGGAAGGTCTACAGAACTACGCTTGAAAGTAAGGGTGGTGTAACGACCGTCCTTATCGTCCTTCGTCTCAGTGTTAGAGAGGATAATAGGACGTTCGAGTTCACCAACGATGTACCACTCCTTCTTCTTAATGTGCTTGTAAAGAGCGATAAACTTACCACCGCTGTACTCCTCAATGAAGTTGTAAAGGTTTGCACGAGCTCCGCCCATTACCATTACAAGCTGATTTTCGCCTGTGGTAGTGATGTCGCCCTTCTCTGTGGTACCAGTGAAGGTTGGAATGTCGTGTGCCTCGAAGTAGTGTGGTATCTCATTCGGTTTCAAAGGAACAGGCGCAACCTCACGATTAGCGTTAGGTTGTGGGAACTCCTTGGTGCGGTCGATTTGATCGAGCGCAATGAGATATACGATGTAAGAGATAGCACTACCGTGTGTATCTCTATCAGACACATCGTCTACGTGACCGAGCAATGCCATAGAGGCGAAGGTAACACCTGAACCAGCAGCAGCACCGAGAGAATGGTCAAGCAAGGCTGCTACGAGCATGAGGATGCCAAAAATAGCAAACGTAGCCATGAACATATTGCGTGACTGACGATTTGCGTAGTTAAATCCTTTCATAGGATTATACGCACGATAGCGTTTCTGAATATTGGGCTTTTTCATTTCTATTTCTATTAATGATAATTATTGATTTAAGAAAGGAACTGAAGAGGTAAGCCGTTCCGAGCTTTTAATTCCATCGACTTTCCTCCCAGTTCCTTAGTCATTCATCTATCGTCCACCTGGTACGTTAGGTTGCAACTCCTTGTTGATGGTGCGCTTGCCACCGACGCAACGCTCCAACTCACGGAACTTGTTGTCAGCACCAAGGATCACCATGATGTAGTCGCCTACAGCTGTAGCGGTGAAGGCAGCCGTGATGCTATCGAACTTACCACTATTGGTAATCTTTGGCAACTTTGTTTTATCACCGCACTCGATGCAGTAAGCTACACCAGCCTTTGCATTCTCGATATCGGTGATAGTTGTCAGTGTTGTGGTACTGTCTGTGACTTGCCAGAATCCATTGTTACCATCCACCTTATCGGTGATAGTTGCAGCAAAGAGGTTGATGAAGATCTGCTGCCACTCGTAGTTGTTCTTGTCCATCTCATCCTTAGTTGAGAAGCGACGACCAGTGAATGAAGCAGAAGTACCCTCTTTCCATACGCTCCAAGCACGAACCTGCTCCATGTTCTCTTGCATCTTCACAGAGAGCATCTCACCAGGAACAAACTCCAAGAACTGAATGTTACCTGGTTCGTGCAACATCATGAACGGTGTCTGACCGAGGTATGGCAACCAGATGATACGCATTGTAGTGTCTGGTACCACACTCAACGCACCCATAGGTCCAGTGAAGTCTGTATCCTTACCGTAAGTAGAACGTACGTTCTTAATCCACCATGCCTGATGGTTCTTATTCAAGTAAATGAAGTGGTTGTCGAGGTCCATGTCCTCTGTGATAGAGGCACGAACGTCAGCAATGAACTCTTGAACAGAAGCGAGGAAACTTGCCTGTGTATAGGTGCGGTATGTACCATCATCGTGTGGCTTGATGTCGTACTGATGAACATAACGCAGCAAGGTGTAGAGAACACCAGTAGCAGCATTGAGGTAGCTACCTGCAACACCCTTATCAGGCTTCACGTAGATACCACGCATACGGCGTTTGTTCTGCTCAACCTGTGCAGCACGGAGGGTATTGAGCAACTGATACTCAATCATAGACCACTTGATAGGGTCAGAGCCTTCCTTGTTGAGATAACCGATGTACTTACGCTCGATTTCTTTCATTGGACCCCATTCCATCTTAATCATAGCGTCGTCAACGTAACCATAGTGGTTCTCAATCTTCATACCGCCCTTGAAGACCTCACCAGACTGGTAAGCCTGTGAAACCTCATCGAAGAAGGCGTTGAAAACAAGACCACGGTCCTGGTAACCGTAAGCGACTGGGAAGAACTGAGTAAGATCGCGCACCTGTAGAACACGTGCGATGAGGGCATCCTGACGAAGTACAACGAACTGATCGCCAAGACCTGCGTTGTCCACTCCATCGTAGTTCGTAGCGTAAGTTCCCTTTGCAAGCGCAGCTGCATCAAGCATCTTATTCTGCTGAAGGTACTGATAGCGGTGCTTGAGTGAATTAGCATAATTGCGAACCTCCTTATAGAAGGCAGCACCATCTACTTGCTCGTCAACCTCTGGCAGGGCAGCTGCTGCACGTGGGTTGGCTGCAATCTGATTCCAACGATTCTTCATTGAGAAGAAAGGATGCTCAACACCGAAGAGATAATCAGCAGTATTAGCGAAACCATTAACACTTAGAGGAATAGTATTCACTGTTTGCGCAGGAACATCAGGTGCAGGGTTAGAACCCATTGCCTGAATGTCAGCACGCATACCCTTAATACCCTCAAGGATACCCTCAAGAGTAGCGTTGCCTTGCTGTGTAGGTTGCTGTTCACCATTATCATCAGCTGCTGCTGAAGGCTCACCACCATTCAGAACTGACTGAATGGTGTTCAGCATCTTCTGAAACTCATCCGCCTGTTGAGCTGTCTTCTTTGCAGCTTGTTCAGAAGCAATGTCATCAGTAAGCGTACTCTGGTACTTCTTCTGATACTCTGCGATGAGTGAGTTAAACTCATCCTTTGTCAGGCTTTTGTCTTCGAACTTTTGCTTGAATCCAAGCATCTCAATGACACTCATTAGTTTTTCTTTTAAACTCATAAATAACTAAAAATTAAAATGATACATTTATATATTGTAAACGGCAGTTTTAAGATTCTTTGCCTCAGTATATTCACGACCCATCGTAGAGGTTTCAACGATTGCTTCTATCATTGTCTTGCTACCATCTGTCAGACCGAGTTCCATAGCCTGAGGAGTATAGAAGGTCTCACCACGTAAGACTGGAGCATCATCAGGAAGGTCTGCAAGTTTACTACGCTGTGAACGAACCTCGCTTAAGAACTGTGCATTCATTGGATCGAGTATATCTTTCACAAATTGCTCATCCTGACCTTTACGAAGATCATCGAAGACCTTGTTCTTCAAGTCAGACTTAGTTGCTTTTGCTTCTACCTTCTTAATGCCGAGCTTCGCAAAGTATTCTTCGAAATCGTAGAAGCTGCACATAGTTCCTATGCAGCCTACATAGTCATTCTGTGTCATAGCGTAGATGCGCTGACCGTGGCATCCGATGTAATATCCAGCTGAACAACACATCTGTTCATAGAAGGTGAGGATAGGTTTCTCGCAGCTGCGTAGTGTTTCGCTCAAGCGGTCGAGGTACCACGCTTCACCACCTGGTGAATTGATGTGGAGGAAGTGACAAGATATTTGCGGATTAGCTTCAGCTGCAAGCAGGTCTGATTGCAACTGCTTACTTGAGAAGTAGTAATACGAATCAGACATCACAGTACCGAACACACGGTGATAAGCAATACTGTTATCAGGCAGTTGCTCATCACTGAACTCATCTGTAAGGGTAATAGGAGCGGTGTTTTCTTGATTCGTTATCTTCTGAATATCCAAGAGAGCAAGATGTGACTCGAGTTGATACCGAGTATGACTACCAAGATAAGTAATCATTTCATCCTTTGTCATACCGAATGCTGACTTCACTTCGGGTTTTTCGGGTGTCTTACCATTGAGCGGAAAGGCGGTCAGCATCGCCTGTCGGAATCCGTCAATGGTAATAAACAAGGGCTTTCCCGATGAGAGTAGAGACTGTAATTCTTTCATCAATATTCTTTTTGATGCGAATTTACTATATAATAAGGTGTAGGCAAAAGACCTACAGAAGGGGGTCTGTGAGCATTTTACACTTGATTACGAGGTTTACTGAGTTCAAATTTGAAGATATCTGAACTCGAGCAGGAATATCTGATGTTCCGATGTTATGAGTTTTCCTATCAGATGTTTTGATTGTAACGATAGCACTTCTCTCTATTGCGAAGGTCCTGCGAGTTTCTTCGTTGGGTAAGTCTATAACTATGGTTTTATCGCAGTTCCAATAATTACCAGCTTCATTGTCAGTAAGTTGTGGTATATACGTGAAGGTATCGGCAACGAAATCATACACTTTCTTCTTTCCTTCTCTATTTGGATTTACAAGTCTCACTTGTACGGTGTTTAAAAATTCTAACATATCATAAAATATTTGAGTGACAAAAACAACAGTTTGGTATGTATTAAAAAATATTAAATACATGCAACTTTTTGATACTTACGAACCTTCTTGGGTCTAAGTCGGTTGCGGAAGCGGTAGTAATTCTTCAATAATGCATCTGAAGATATAGACTTCAATTGATAGCTACGAATGAAGTCATAGATGATATCGAGGTTTCTCTTCTGTCGACCGAACTCTTCATTCTCCAACAGAACACGGTGGAGCTCGAAGTTGAACATCCTTCGTATCTGAGCTTCTATTTCCTTAGCTGCTGCTGGAGATAGGTAATTGTAATAAGCAGGATCTTTCCAAGGGCTGGCGATAACACCAGCCTTGCGCTGTGGTAGGTGAATACGGAGGTTGCCATTTACGACATCGGGTTGATTGCTGCGTTGCTTGGTCATATTCTCCCATACGCAGAAGTATAGATCTGTGGTGCTTGGAATCTTGACACCACCAGTAACTGTGTCTTTACAATATTTTGCACTTATATATTCTGCAAGGTACTGTTCAATTTGAATTGTGACAACTCGTTTCGCAGACCATTTTTTTTTCTCCATATCCTTTTTTAGTTTTTAGCCGTCCTACCGTCCTACATTCCTACAAAATTAGACTTAATTAACGCAAAGTTACAGATTATCAATGAGATAACAAAATTTTATCACTCAAAAGTTTTATTATTTCACACTCTTTTTTCGTCCTACAATCCTACAAAAACACATATTTTGTAGGAAGACGAATCCGAAATAGAAAAAAACACGAAAAATCCTATTTCCTACAACGTCCTACAATCCTACAAATAAACAATTAAATCCTATTTCCTATAATAATAATATAACTATTTGATTTATAGGTATATATGTATATTATAGGTTTGAAAAGAAAAACAATTTGTAGGATTGTAGGATTGTAGGACGGCGTTTTTCTGAAAATTTATTTTCAAAAGTCACGTTTTCAAGGTTTCTTCTGAAATTTGGGGGTACGGGGGATTTTTCGCCACCTTCAGTAATAAAGAATGTGATATGGATATGATACGGTTTTGATATGATATGTGATATAGATAGAAAAAATGAGCCGTGCCTATTCATCCGAACTGGCACGGCTCTAAAGGAATTTGATACTTTCATTAAAAAGGTTCATCACTTCCGTCTGACGGCTCAAAAGGCAATTCTTGCGGAAGAGTTTTCTTTGGGGGTTCTTCAGTTGTGTTAGTTACCTTAGTCTCGACTGGCTTGCTTTCTTTATTACTGTCGTCAGCATAGTCTCGCCTAAAGTCTATATTGTATGACTCGACAAACTTGTCGTAATCTATAATGATAGCACTTGTAGATGTGCTCTTCTGCTTACGCAGCTTAACCATACTTCCATCACGAAGGTCTGCGTCGTCGACCGTCTCCTCCCATATGAATCTTCTTGAAGATACTGTTCCGACGTATGAAGAATGACTACGCAGGTTTTGTTCTATCGTAGAAAGCGTGCTATTTTCATTGTTATATCCACTTCTATCGAAGATACTGAAGACTGCACTCAAGCGTAAGAACATAATGTTCGAGCCTGCTTCGAAGGTGAAGGTCTTTGAATCTCCACGTGAATCTTTACCTGTGACCTTCTTAGGTTGCTCGATAAGGAACTCACGCCCTTCAATGACTTGCTTCGTGTCAATCATATTGTTGACAGCAGTGAAGAACATCGCCAGCTTGTCCGTACTGCGAATGAGTGATAACTGGAATTGTACCTTCTCTTGAACAATCTTGAAAAACTCATCGTAGGTGAATGGTAGGCGAAGGTTAGAGTATCGCTCTATCAGTTTGACAGTTCCCAAGAAGAGGGATGCTGTCTTCATCAGGCGGTCCATCTCACCAGAGTTAATGATGTCTTGCTTCAGCTCGTTATAAGCCTCTTGCTTTAGGCTTCTAAAATGGTCCATGAACATAGGACGAAGCTCCAGGATCTGAAGGAGCACGTTTGAAAGACCTATCTTGTTTGGGTCTTCAATAGTCTTTAGTTCTTCGAAGAGGCGCACTTCCTCTGGTGTGCGGTTTCGAGGCTTAGGAACCTCGCAGACAATCACACGACTCATAAGTGCGTTGTCATCACGCTGTGGTGTTTCTTGACCGCAGATGATTACAGGGGCAAACACCTTATCGTTTTCAATCTCTCGTCCAGAGGTTCCTTTTCTCTTTTGCTTACCGTCACCGTCATATACGATACCTTTCAGAGCTTGGAACTTGGTGTCGCTGATATCCTTGTTGTTATACTCATCAAGAACCACAGGAACGTCCTTGAATGTACCCATGATGGTAGACATCGCAGCATCGGTACCTGTGTTAAGGTTGAAGATAGGTATATTAGGAGAAATGAACAGCGAGCGGATTGAGATTGCTATCTGTGTCTTACCAGATGACATCGGACCCATGAAGAAGGGAGCGGTGAAAAGTCTATCGATGCAGTGGATGTTGCTTCTGAAGGCGCACATAATTGCGAAAACTAAAGCCCACTTACCATTGTCGTTAATCTTATATACTTGGTCCATTAACGAAGCCCACTTTTCGAAGCTGACCTTCTTCTCAGCTGGGACCTCCTTGTATACAAGCTGACTGATGAGCTCGTACTTATCTGATTGCTTACCACTACCTGCATAGATAGTTGAAAAAGCAGGAAGGTAGTAGTTGTTCTTGTTATGGGTGACCACACCCAATTCGTTTACTGGGTCGAACACCCACTGACCGTCGACGTTGTGAAAGATGCCATTGGCAAAGGCAAAGAACTGTTCATCTGTCTTTCGACTCATACCTTCGCTCTGCTGATTACCGTAGGTCTTCACCTCGGAACACATCACGAAGTGACGACTCATATATGTTTTAATTGCCTTCCATTGCCACTCTTCACCATTGAAGTTCACAGCTTCGTAGTTGATTAACACCTCCTCGATTGAAGACATCTTCAGCATAGCTTTAGAAGGTATTTCGATATATATAGGTGTCTCGTAATATCTACGATTGATGCGCAGCACACGCTTGTTCTGTTCGAAATCATCTGAAAAGATATGGAGCAATGGCGTCATAAAGAAGTCCGCAACTTGAGTCATGCCATTACCATTCTTGTTGCGAAACATGTAGCACACTGGCTCGCTCTTCTTATTGAGACGTGGATAATATCCACTCTCTTTCCACATTCTTCTGTACTCTTCATTTTCTTGTACATATTCTGGTGGTTCGTTCACATCAAATTCCTCATCGTCGAGGTTGTCTGCTTGCATACTCACCTTCATTGCAGACTTACGCTTGAGGACGAAAGGTTTTCTAAGCTCGTCAAACTGACCCTTGGTCAGATTGAGGTAAAAACAATAATTAGCCTTGTTAACAGTTATAACTGTGTCATCAGCGTAAGAAGATAACTCGATGCATCGTGAGATTAATGGAACACGGTTGCCCCGAAAATCGCGAAGAAACACACCATGAGTATCCATGTAATTGTCTAAAAAAGATATTGTGCCGCCAATAGAATTAAAATCTATTCTGATACCAGCACGATACATATCTGCAAGTGCATGTAAGTAGTCGCTCTCTTCACCGTCTTCGGTCAGGGAACATCCGATGTCAGAAGACTCGAAGTAGCAGTAGATGCGACGTAATTCTTGAATATCATTACTTGAAGGACGACCTGAAACGTATACGATAGGTTCTTCGCCATAGCCATCGAGAAATTCCTGCATAATAGACGTAATTCTTGCAGGAGAATCATTTTTGAGATTCTCTTTAAGAGCGTCGAGCCCAAAGATACCAGACGGTGTATTTGTTTGCTCGATCGATTCTTTTAAATTGGTACGAATGCTTCGCACCTTATTGTCTATTATTCCGATTTTACTTCGGAAATCTTCCGCAATTGATTTGATATATTCCAAACGCAGAACAGAGTCTTGCACACACGCTACGAGGGAACAGATGGAGTTCAAGCAGTCTGTGATAACTGTTTCATCCTTGCAGCCTCGTGGAAGAATCATACGCTTGAACGCCTTTGGGAAAGGTTCTGTGAGATCCTTTAACTTCTTGCTTGTAAGGCTGCCGTGTGCTTTAGCGAACTCGTCTGGGTCCATACCTTCTTTAAGACGGATGCAGCGTACCTTTGCCCCAGCTTTCAAGAGCAGTTCACAGTTCTTTAACGATGCCTTGACACCAGCAGGGTCTGCATCGTAAATCATTATGATATCATCTGTGAAGCGAAGTAGTAATTTCACTTGATCTTCAGTGAATGCGGTGCCACTTCCACCTATAACATTCTCGACACCTACCTTATGCAGAGACATTACGTCAAACTGACCTTCGACAAGATAAGCGAAGCCTGTCTTACCAATACTTTTGCGTGCCTGGTATAATCCGAATATGTGCTTACCTTTCGTAAATAGAGGTGTTTCGCCTGTGTTTACATATTTACCTGTCTTATCGTTTGGAGTCACGATTCGACCAGAGAATCCTATGATATGACCTTGCATGTCGTAGAAAGGAAACATCAAGCGGTCACGGAACCTGTCGTATAAGCGACCATCGCTATTCCCAAGTACATCTACTTCTTGCAGTAATTCTTGTGAATAACCAGCTTTTGATAGCTCTGCAAGAGCAAGGTTACCCATTGGAGCATAACCAACACCGAAGTCGGTCAATGCTTTGTCAGAAAGACTATATCCACGTGATGCAAGGAAACTCTCTGCTTGCCCAAGGTTCTTCTGAAAGAACTTTGCAGCAGCATCTATTGCGATACGCTGTGCTTCCTTTTTCTTGTAGGCAGCTTCTTCCTCTGGTGTGAGTTCCTTAGTAGGGAATTCGATGCCTGCTTGATTAGCACACCAACGCAGAGCCTCTATGAAGCTTAGGTTTAGGTGATGCTGTACAAATGATATAACATCTCCACTTGCTCCGCAGACGAAGCAGTGATAGGTCTGTCTTGAAGGGCTGACAACCATAGATGGCGAATGGTCATCATGGAAAGGGCATACACCCTTATAGTTCGCACCTGTCTTGTGCAGGCGAGTAAAGGTTTCTATTACATTTACAATGTTTAGAGCTGACTTTACCTTTTCAATGAAATTCTTATCTATCATATTCCTTATTCTTCATTTTCCTCGAACAAATCCAACTGGCGTGATTCAAGTGCCTCTTGTAAGGTTACGCCTAAGTATTCAGCTACCGCAGCATACTCCTTGCTGCTGATGTTTTTTCGTCCATAGTACAAGTCCCAAAATCGACGTTGATTTATTCCTGTTTCCGTGTAAAAGGCTCTTGTTGGTGTGAAGTCTTCTGGGTGGCGAAACTTTATCTTCAACATCTCCATAAGTATGTTGCGCTTGACTTGCAAACCGACAGTAAGGCGATTGCGCAATGCAAAGAGGCGAACAGACATAGCACTTCTGTTCAATGCTCTTCCCATCTGTTCAAATGACAGCTTACCAAGATTATTCTTGACAAAGGTAGCATCTTCTTCTGTCCACCGTTTATTAGCAGCTTTCATAATTTTACGACTTTTAGTTAGAATATTTCTTCGAAAGATTAATTTATTAATTTAATCTTATACCTATCATAAAAAAGCTCTACAGCCCAATTGGGTATGTGCGATTTGAAGATCGCAGAATTATCACAATTATCACTTTTATGATCTTCTATGTAACTCTCAAGTTTAGCTACATATTTTTTTACTAACTCGCAAAAATCAGCATTGGGAATTTCTCCCCCTTGCAGTCTATATCTTTCTTTTACATATTGTAAATCCGAAAGGAAAGACTTGTTATAAACAAAAGATTCGTTATTACCATGTACGTATACAACTGCAAGAATTCTCGCACATGTATCCATACTTATTGCTGGGATATTAGCCGACATGCACGTTTTATTCCATAAGTCTCTTAACGTTTCCATTTTTTTACCTTTAATTGTCCGTGTTTCCTATACAATGCGTTGTACTCGCTATCACACAAAATAGTATCATAAATTTGCTCGTACGTAAAGTTAGGCATCGCATCCGTTATTTGTGGAATCGTTAAATCCGCCTTAATAAGCGAAACAACCTTATCTCTATCTAATTCGACAATAGCATAATCTCCATCCTTATAAGTAGGAACTCTTTTATGTCCTCGTTCTTTATTTTCGGATTTTGCCCAATCTGACTTATATTTCCACACCTTAGAATATCCCCACCGTTGGATAAGCCGTGAGACGGTATTCCTATCACATCCAATAACAGCAGCTATCTGACGTGGACTCATCTGCCATTCAACCATCTGCTTTAGCTTGTCTTTCCACGCTCCAAACTTCTGCGCTTCCTCAGAATTACATCGCCCGATAGGACGACCAAGCAATACGCCCATCTTCATTCTAAGACGCAAGCCTTCCTTAGTCCTCTGTCTAATCATCTGTCTTTCTATCTCAGCAGACAAACCAAAAGCAAAGGCGAGGACCTTACTACTTATATCATCGCCAAGAACAAACTTATCTTTTACTGTATATATAACACATTCTTTCTCCATACAAAAATGAAGAATATCCATTACCATATATAAATCACGTCCAAGTCGAGAAATCTCAGAACAAACAATTTTATCGCCTTTTTGGACCAGCTTAAGAAGTGGTCCTAAATTTCTCTTATCAGGGTCTTTGCCACCACTAACACCCTCATCAGTAATAAATTTATCTATAACCCATCCGTTTTTCATACAAAATGACTCAACCCCTTGTTTCTGGGAATTTACATCTTGTTCATCAGAAGATACTCTTAAATATCCGTATATCATATTTATATATTTTAAATCAAACCATTTTTGGAAAGTTTTTTCCTTGCAAACATATAGCTATATACTCACTATCAAACCGCATAATCATTATGTTGTCAGTTGGATGAAGACGCCCAAGTTGACTCTGAGCATATATTCGAAGTGCTTCGTGTAATAGTCGAAGTTCTCGCTCTGACAAATCTTGGATAGAGAAGTTTCCCCAGTTATCTTTATCTATAAACATGTCTTTCTTAGATATTCTGTCACATCCTGCCTGATTTCCTTTCGTAGTGACGGAGGTAATGTTAACTTTTGATTAGGATCCTTGTGAGAAAACTGAAAAGACATTCTAAATCCCATTTTACGGATAGCCTTTTTTCTAACTTTTCTAATGCTGGTCATAGTTATTCAAATTTAAGGTCATACAATTTGTTTCTTTCCAGCGAGCTACCAAAGACTCCTACAAGGTCACCATCTTCTTTATTTTCTCTCCATTCAAAATCAGTAGAGAAAGCCTCTCCTTTACCATTCCAAATGATACCTTCATTCTCGAGATGACCCGTCGCTTGGCGGACATGTCCATGGCTTAGCTTCATCTCGTCGATTACGATGGCTAAGCCTAATAAGTCGATTGCTTTTTCAAATTCCTTTGTTTTCATAAGATTGTTTTATTTGTTTTACATTCTTTTTCCGTAGAATACTGAACATACTTTTCAAGTAAGTTACAGTAAACACCATTTATGCACATGCGATGAGAATCGCAGTGTAGACATTCTTTATGCATCTGGGAAGAGCTCGTGTTCGGGTATGTTAAGATAGTCTGAGATTACCTTTCTCTTCTGTGGGGCTGGAGTAAAGTCGCCCCTTAACCATCTATAAACAGTACTTTCATTAACACGGCATAACTCCATTATCTTTGATATCTCTTCTTTGCGCTGATTAGGAAGAGAATATATGTACTCTTTGAATCTCATTTTTATTTTTTTATATTCATTTTATTGCGCCCTCGATATATTTTTATTATTTTCGTGGCGCAAGTAATACTTGCGTAGCGCAAAGGTCTAACATTTATTTGAAATAACAAAATAAATGAGAGATTATTTCACTCATTTATTAAAAAATAATGAAAATGGAAGAAGAAACTATTACTGATCGCATCGTTCAATTGATGAACAAAGAAGGGCATACGATAAATACGTTCGCTCGAAAATTGAATATATCTTGGACTTCGGCTAATAACATCATCACTGGTCGCAACGCACCTAATTATGAAACCATAGTTAAGATTTTAACGAGTTTTGAAAACATTGATGCTAACTGGTTGATAATGGGGCAGGAAAGACGAGCAGAAACTAATGAGGATAAACTTTATTCTGTTATTTCGATGCAACAGAAAACCATAGAAAATCAACAGAGAACAATAGACCGATTAACAGCGAAGCTCGTTGAAAATGTATCTGAAGATTCTGTTAAAAAAGTGGCAAATGCCGTATAATTAAGATGCGCCTTAGAGGTGTTTAAAAGTGTTTTTACGGTGTTTTTATTCAAACATTTTAATTAAAAAATCACTCAAATGTTTGATAGCGAAGACAGTGTAAGATTTATATTGTCGGTGAAAACTCGGTGAAAATTAACTAAGAACTAAAAAAAGTCCTATTGAATATCAGCAAGTTATAAAGATAAAATTTGCATCTGAAATCTGGTCATCCCGACTGTGAAATATGATTACAAAAGAGGCTGTTATAGCCTCTTTTTTGTTGATAAAAATTATACTTGCGTCCTGTATTATAAAGTATGTCCCTTTACTTCATATCGAAAGTGAGTTTCTATAAATGCTTTTTTCTCTTTCTTTTAACCGTGCAGAGGCTTAGCACATGTTGTGCGGAGCCTCAGCACCAATGGTGCGCATGGTGCGCACCAATCGTGCGGACGGTTTATTGCCTTGCAAAATGCCTGTTATACGTAGCGCAAAAAGAGCTATTTACATCTTACGCTATGGTAGAAAGAAAGCGTGTCACGAGTGATGACGTGGGGTTAACAATCTCCTTTGTATTATTGGCTAAAACGAACAATACCCTTTGTGTTGAAGAAGTAAGCGGATAGAAAATGTTTTTATATCAAATCTTATTTGTATCTTTGCCTACTCTATTGGGATGATAAAACCAAAATCTATTGTATTACGTAATTAAAACAAACAAGAAAATGGCTACAATGAGCGTAACCTCTTGGGCAAATCTGTTGCAGGGTTCTCTGCTGTTTATTCATAAAAAAAATGGACTTAATAGTATCTCTTCTTGGAGAAGATGTTTAGATAGGGGCGTGTTC